TATCGGCTGATCCGAACCGGCCAATTCCCGCCGGCCATCAAGATCGGTTCACGCTGGCGGGTGTCGAGACCGCGTCTGAATCGGTACCTACACGGGGAGGATTTGTGATGCGGAGAAGCGGTCCGGAGGCCGCTTCTGACAGCATGACCGCCCTCGATCACCTGGCCGGTCTGGTGGCCCAGCGTGAGCGTCAGTGGTTGTGGTGGAACATCGACCTTGAGATCCGGGATCGTTTCACCGAGCGTCTCGCCGAACGACTGCCCGAGCTGGACCCCGAAGCCGCCTGGGCAGCAATGCCGATCAAAGACCGCCGTGAGTTGGTCTGGCACTTGACCCGCACTAGTGCGGAACACCGGGCCTCATGGCAAGAGGATGCACACCGCCTCGAAATGCTGGCCGACCAAGAAACCGTCCGAGCGTTCCAGATCTTGATTCGGCAGAGGGCATCATGACCCCGAACACAGACACCACCGGCCTTCCCGACCCGACCATGAACCACGAGGACGAGCTCCTGGGCGACGTCCTCAACGCCCGCAGATTTCTCCACGAACACGGCACCGATGTTCGCTATGTTCCGGTACTCGGACGCTGGCTCGTTTGGACCGGATCGCACTGGACGGCCGACGAGGTTGAGCATGTCTCCCTGCTCGCCCAACACACCATCGACAATCTCAGGGCGTGGGTCGCCGATGGGCCGTTGGACGAGATGAGACGGCGGGCCGCTCACCTGGCGGCGAGCTCAACGGCAACCCGTATCCGAGCAATGGTCGAAGTCGCACGGCCGAACGTGGCCATCCGGGTCGAGGACCTCGACCGCAACCCGGACTTGCTCGCTTGTCCGAACGGAACACTCAACCTACGCACCGGCGTCCTCAGGCCAGCCGACCGTGATGACCTCATCACTCGCGCCGTTCCTGTCGAGTACGACGAGGATGCTCACTCCGACGAGTTCCTAGCCTTCCTGGACCGCACCTTCGGTTCGGATGTCGAGTTGGTTGACTACGTACAGCGCCTCTGCGGCTATGGGCTTACCGGCCATACGAGTGAGCATGTAATCGGCATCTGGTGGGGAACCGGCGGCAACGGCAAGTCGGCATTGGTGGAGGCAATTCGCTCGTCCATCGGCCCCTACAGCGCCTCGGCGGCAGAGGGTCTGCTCACTGCGCAGTCGGACCGTCACGAAGAGCGCATCGCCTCGCTGCGTGGCATTCGGTTACTCATCTCCTCGGAGCTCGAGAAGCGGGTGCGGCTGGCCGAGGCGCTGGTCAAGGTATTGACCGGCGGTGACCGGCTGACTGGTCGGCACATGTACCGGGACCGCTTCGAGTTCGTCCCCGAGCTCACCGTGGTGCTTCTCACGAACTACCAGCCGAGGGTGGACGGCAGGGATGAAGGCATCTGGCGACGAGTGAAGCTCGTTCCGTTCACGAACACCGTCCCGGCCGACGAACGCATCCTCAACTACGGGCAGAAACTGGCCGACGAGCACGGGCCGGCCATCCTTGCGTGGCTGGTCGAGGGAGCCCGCTCCTGGTACGAGCACGGCCTCGGCACCTGCGAAGCCGTCGAGGTGGCCACGGCCAACTACCGCCAGGCCGAGGACCGCATCGCCCGTTTCGTTACGGACACCTGCCTCCTCGACGACAGCTACACCGTGCCGGTCACGATGCTCTATGCCGCATGGCGGACGTGGTGCGAAGACCGTGCCGAGGGACGGCCTGGTCGACAGCAGGACTTCCAGACGGCCATCGAGGGTGTCGGCTTCGAGGTGGTCGAGATGGGTAAGCGTGACCGGCGGTTTGCTGGCCTCAACCTGGTCGAATGCGTGGCGGGCCGATGAAAGGGACACCCTGGGTCACCCTCATCGGGAACTCTCCACGCGTACGCGGGTATGAGGAAGTTTGCAATAAGGCTGTCCCAGGGTGTCCCCTGCGGCATAAGGCCAGGTCAGGGGGGGTGGCCGGGGTCAAAGTAGCCGACTTCACAATCATGGACCCAATCGGCATTTCCCCCTCCACCGCGAAACAGTCCGAATCGAGATTCAAAAGTGAAGGGAAGGCTGGGATGGGCACCACCGTCGAGCGCGGATACGGCCAGGAGCACCGTCGGCAGCGGGCTCAGTTGGCCCCGATGGTCGAGTCAGGTCAGGCGACGTGCGTCCGGTGCGGGGGCTGGATCGCACCGGGGACGCCTTGGGACTTGGGGCACGACGACCGTGACCGTTCGGTATGGACAGGCCCAGAGCATCGGAAGTGCAACCGGGCAACGGCAGGGCGGTGGCCGAAACGACGGGTCCAGTCCGCGCCGACACGCATTCAAAGTCAGGTGTGGTGATGACCGAACCGGATGATGCACCAACGCCTGGCCCGGTGGCCCTGGCCGCACAGCAGGACCTCGACAGACTCGCCGTAGAAGGCGCTCAGCTCCCGTCTGCAGCCCTGGCCGCCACAGCCCTATGCATGGCCGCTCAACTAGACGACCCGAGGACCAGCGCCACATCTAAAAGCATGTGCGCCGCCCGTCTGGTCGAGTGCCTCGAAACCATCGCCTCTTTGACACCCGAAAGGACCTCCGATGACAGCATCGACGACCTCGCAACCCGCAGGGCTGCCCGTCGCACGGGGCGCGCAACGTCCGCGAATCAGTAGCGTCCCCGCCTACGCATCGTCTGCGGGCGCTGAGGCGATCGAGCTGGCTGAACTCGGTGGACTCGTGCTCGACGACTGGCAAAGGTATGTGCTCACGCATGCACTAGGCGAAAGATCCGACGGGCAGTGGGCAGCGTTCGAGGTCGGCATTCTGTGCAGCCGTCAGAACGGTAAGGGGGCGGTCCTGATGGCTCGGGAACTGGCTGCGTTGTATTTGCTCGGTGAACGCCTCGTCATTCACAGCGCGCACCTGCTTTCAACCAGCTTGGAGCACTTCCGTCGGCTCCTCACCATCATCGAAGACACCCCAGAGTTCGACAGACGCGTCCAGCGGGTGTCAAAGGCCCATGGCGAAGAGGGGATCGAACTCAAATCCGGGCAGCGCATCCGATTCAGGACCAGAACTGCGGGAGGTGCCCGTGGTTTCAGCGCCGATGTTGTTGTCGTCGACGAGGCGATGGTCGTCAGTGATGCTATGCACGCTGCGCTCGTGCCGACCGTTTCGGCCCACCCAAATCCACAACTCTGGTATGCCGGATCAGCCGTAGATCAGCGCGCTAACGAGCATGGAGTCGTGTGGGCTCGCCTACGGGAACGGGGGATCGGAGGAGACGATCCGAGCCTCGCCTTTTTTGAATGGTCCGTTCCGGTCGAGCTGGCCCGCCTCGACGACAGCACGGCAGGTGATATTAAAATGTGGGCTCAGGCCAACCCTGCTCTCGGCCTTCGCATCTCGCCAGACCACATTGCCGCCGAACGTGCCAGCCTCGGGCCACGTACCTTTGCTGTGGAGCGTCTAGGCGCGGGTGACTGGCCCTCGACCGCACCCGGTGGGGAGTCTGTCATCCCGGCCGAGACGTGGTCGCGGTGCGCCGACGTTTCCTCGCGAATCGAGGGTCCGAAGTCGTGGTCGTACGACATCACCCCGGACAGGAGCGCGTCGTCGATTGCCGTGAGCGGCAAGCGCATGGACCTACTTCCCCACATCGAGATCGTCGCCCACGGCGGCGGTACAGCCTGGGTTGTACCTCGGCTGGTGGAGCTGACCAATGCGCACGGCGGCGAGGTCTTCGTGGATGGATACGGAGCCGCTGCGTCACTCATTCCAGAGTTGGAACGGGCCAGAGTGAGGGTGCACGTTCTGGCGGCAAAGGATGCCGCCATCGCCACGGCCACGCTCTACGACACCGCTGTCGCGGGGACTTTGAAGTGCATCCCCTGTCCAGAACTGAGCAGCGCGGTAGCGGGAGCCAAGCGTCGCCGTCTGGGCGACTCCTGGACTTGGTCGAGGACATCGAGCGCGATCGACATCAGTCCTCTGTGTGCCGCCTCGATCGCCTTGTGGGGATCTACCCAGACCCCCAAGCGTCCCGCCGCCAGATGCATCAATTTGAACCGGATCTGAACATGGACGCGGACATGACGCCGGACGAGCAAAGGGCCGTGGCACGGCGGCTCATGGATCGCATCCTGCGTAAAGCCGCATTCCTCGACCTGGTCGAGGACCTCCTCGACCTTGAGGCTGGCGACGAATCGCCCCTCGCCGAGATCGCCAGCTTCCTGGCCCAAGAGAGTGGCGAGTAAGGGCGTGCCCATCACCGTTGGCGTCACGCTTGAACCGAAGGTGTGCGTAGCCCTCGCCCGTCCGTTGCGCCGGGTTCTGGACGATGCGCGTCGAGGTGGTGAGCGAGTCCCCACCGAAGTTGTCCAGGCGATCATCGACATAGAGGCGATGGCACGGGACCAACTTCGTCACACGAGCGATCCTGATGTGCACCCTGACGCGTCAGGGGTGCCGGTCCTTACGTCTGTCACGGTGGCGGAGGAACACGAAGTCACGATCACCGAAGCTGCAGCCCTTCTCGGTTGTCACCGTCAAAGCCTCTGGGAGCGACTGAATCGACGGTCACTTCCGGGCCGACAGGACGAGCGAGGTCGATGGTGGCTCCGCATTACCGATATCGAGGCCGAGCAGCAGGTGGCAGAACAGGAGTGCACACCATGAACCCAATGACCACCGAGGAGCGCCTCGACCGGATCGAAACGGCTCTCGCCGAACTGGCAGAGGATGTGGCCCCGGCGACGATGTCCCATCGGGCCACCCGCCATCAGGCGATCGCCAGCATCATCACCGAGCGCCGCGAGCTGGCTGAGCAGGCGGCATCGTAATGGCCACCATCGCCGTCAAGGCTGAGGCGGTCACATACCACCGTGGGGCGTCACACAGCTATTGGGCGGACCTCGTAGCTTATGAACTCGGTCGTAGTCGGCCGGGTGCTGGACAGCGTCTTCTTCGTCACGCAGAGGAGATGCGGGTCCTCAACAAAGAGCGCGAGGAACGCGCATGGCGCAGCCTGCGGGACGGCAACTTCGAAACCCGCGTGGAACCAAACCGCACCGACGGTGAAGGTGGTTATTTCGCACCACCGTTATGGTTGAACGAAGCGTTCGCCACCGCCAAGAGGGCCAGTGCCCCGCTGGCGGGTCTGATCCCGAACAAGTTCGATTTGCCGAGTGGCATCAGCAGTGTGAACGTGCCCGTCCTGACAACCGGTGTCGGAACTGCCCCCGTCATCGACACTGCCCCCGTCCTCGACGTTGACATCGCCGACACCTCGGCCAGTAGCGCCGTCGTGACGTTCGCATCGCACGAGGATGTCCCGCTGCAACTGCTGGAACAGAGTCCGGCCGGGGCGATGATCGACCAGGTGATCGCGGTCGATCTGGCGTCGGCGCAAGGGGCCGCGATCGAGAGCGCGCTGTTGACGGGTGGAGGATCGACACTGAGCCAGCTTTCCGGCGTCGTCGGTCAGGGAACGTCGATCACGTACAACAGCGGTTCCCCGACCGCCACGGGCATGTGGACCTACTTCGGCCAAATGGCGGCACAGTTGGGCGACGCCCGCTTGTTGCCGCCTGAGGCGTGGCTTATGAGGACCGCGAGGTGGTCGTGGTTGTCTACCTCGGCCGACTCCCAGAACCGACCGCTTGGCATCTCCTCGCCATTCTTTCTCGGGAGCGACGAGGTGACGCCCGATCCCGTGGGCGGACTGGTGTCCTGGCCCGTGTTTTTGGACGACAACATCCCCGCCACTTTGGGGACCGGTGCCAACCAAGATCAGATCGTTTTGCTTCGGCCTAGCGATCTCATCTTGATGGAGGGGGCACCCGTGACGACCATCAACAGGGAGCCACTGTCGGGATCGCTCGGCGTCAGGATCGAGTCGCATACGCGCGTGGCTGCGATCACCTCGCGATACACCAGCGGCATTTTCGTGCTCGGTGGCACCGGCTGTGCTGTCCAGAGCGGTTTTTGATGGGAGCAACCCGATGACCGACAACAGTGAACTCCTCGAACGGCTGGCGCGCATCGAGGCACACCAGGAACAGGCAGCCCTTCCGCCGGGTATCCATCCCGCCACCGGCATCCCGCTCCCGCCCATCATCATCGCCCCGGACAGCGTCGCCGGTCGCAAGGCTGCCGCGGACGTAGTCGCTCGTGATGCCCGCCGCGCCGCCGCAGAAGCCGAGGACGAGCGCCTCCGTCTCGAACGTGAGGCAGAGGAGCGCGCCGAGGCCAAGGAATTCGAACGCCGACGCCCACAGCGGGAAGCGGCACAGCGTGAACTGGCCATCGTGCGGGCCGAGCTCCACGCACTCGACCAGCAATTGGAACCGCTGCGTCGTCGGGCCAGTGCGCTTCAGGCCATCGCCTCGGGGGACTGATGCCAGCCGTACCCGTCCATCACGTCGCCACCGATGACGGCGCATGGGATGGACCCGCCCAGGAAAAGAAGCTGAAGACCCCGCTGACCAAGTCCATCGGCAACCGCACCTTCGCCTGGTCTGACCCCGACGGTGACGGCACCCACAAGAGCGACTATCGGTACATCCACCACTTCGTTAGCGCCGCCGGTCTGCCGGGTTCGGCATCGACGTTGGCATGCTCCACGGGCATCGGCATCTTGAACGGTGCACGCACGGGTACCACCATCCCCGACAAGGATCGGCAGGGTGTCTACAACCACCTTGTCGCACACCTTCGTGACGCGGGTGTCAAGGAAGCCGACCTGCCTGAGTTGAAGAGCCACAAGGCTCCGGCTGCGTCAGTTCGGTCCGAGATGCGCGAAGTGCCCGAAACCCGCGTGTCGTCGCGCAGTGAGTTCGAACTGAGGGAGATTCCGAACGGGACCGGAGGGACGAACCTGAGGTTCACTGGGTTCGCCTGTGTTACCGACGCTGAGTATGAAATGGAGGACTATCTCGGGCCGTGGGTCGAGTCGGTCAACGTCGGTGCCTTCGGGAAGACGCTCACCGAAGGTGCCGATGTGGCCTTCCTTCTGAACCACGAAGGTATGACCCTGGCACGCACCAAGTCGGGCACGCTGAAACTGAGCGAAGAGACGGACGGCGCACGCAGCCCCGTCTACGGCGTCACCGGACTTCACTCCGAGGCCCTGCTCGACCCGCTGAACCCGATGGTGCGTGCAATGCGTTCGGCGGTCGAGCGTTCAGATTTAGATTCGATGAGCTTCGCCTTCCGTGTGACCAGCCAGGAATGGAACGAGGACTTCACGCGTCGCCGCATCCAAGCTGTCAACCTCGATTTCGGCGATGTGAGTTTGGTCAATTACCCCGGGAATCCGCACACAGCCGGGAGTGTTTCGCTGCGTCAACGGTTCCGAGGGTTCGGTCCTCGCACCTTCCGAGCAGTCGAGGACGAAGACTTGTGCAACCGATGCGGTGGTGATGGGAGCATCAGTCTTCAGGGCAAAACAGTTCCGTGCCCCCAATGCAAGGGCAGCGGTACGGGGGAGAACAATGCCACCGTGACCGACGCCGAGTTGAAGGCGATGGCCCAGAGGGCGCGTCTCCGACTGGCGCAGCTCCGTTATCCGCCCGGGGACCCTGGCCGCCGCATTGCCGCCTTCGAGCCACAGTCCCATCGGGGCCGTTTAGAGCGCTTGCGGCACCCACCACGATGAGTTCACCACCGAGATCGGGGCCTGCCTTCGCCTCTCCCTCGGTGGAAGGGATGCGCGACAGCGTCGGTACCGTCGCCCGTTGCTCGGCGCGCGTCCCTCGCCCCGTCAGCTTCCTGGGGTTCAGCCGCCCCAGGAAAGTCGGCGGGTGCGATTTGTTGCTGGCCTCCCGGTTTGGTCTTGGGCCGGGAGGCCAGCAACACCCTCTTGACGGACAGGAAGGCGGCGCGCCATGGTCGAGGTCCTACATCTTGTTGGCATATCGGCTTACAAGAATCTACGGTGAGCGAATGGCGAGGCGGAACCGAGACGAAGATCCCATCTACTGTCGAGTGGTGGACGGTGCTGGGTGGTCTCTGGACCCCGATGAGACCATCGCCGTGCGGACCACCGAAGATGGAGAGCTAGAGATCCAGCCCGACTCGGGTTTCGGCCCTGTAATACTCATTGCGCCAGACGTGGTCACTGAGTTCTCATTCGAGAGCAAACGAGGGGGTTGGGGCTTGAACGGCATTGCTGTGGGGGATGCCCTAGGCGTTGTGCCTCTGTTGGTCAATAAGCTTGGATGGTCGACGCGGGTCACGGTAGAGACGTGCGACGGGTTCACGACGGTTCAGATTGACGCATCCGAAGATGCAGTCAGGGGGATGCTTCGGCCCTTCGTCCATTCCCTCTACAGCGTCGGGAATGGATTCTCCTAAAGCGCACCCATGGGCAGGTAGCTCGCTAACGACAGCAACCCCTAGCGGCGTGGCCAGGGCTGACAACCTAGGCTCGGCAAGGTGGACACCGATCCCGCTGACTTCCGCCCCGACCCCATGAAAGAGATGGACGCCATGCGGAGGCTGCGCGCCGGATTT